CCGAGTTGTGCGTCCTCATTGAGCGCCAAAGCAATTTCTTAGTCACACGGCAGGAGTTGCGTCCAAAAAACTGGCACTTGATTTGGCCCGAGCTCATTGGAACTGATGCCTCTCCAAAGGAAGAAAAGTTCTCGGCATGATCGTCACGCATTCCAGTGAACCGATCGACAAGGGATTTGATATTCATGCCCTCAATCATCAATTTTTTTGCGTTTTAGGGGTAGTCAAGTGAAGTCAAACGTTTTGCGCAGAGTTGATGACCATCCTGAATTGGCCTTATCGCGCAGCGCTGATCAGAATGAAGTCCCCATAGAAATGATCCATCGTCAAAAGACCGCAGCAGGGGCATTCGCGCTGGCGTGTCAATCATCCGGGCTGGAAGACAAAGAGATCTATCTGTCGCTCGGTATTGATGCTGGGTACTTTTCTCGCATCAAGGCTGGTACGGCAACTTTGCAAGCCGACAACACAGCTCATTTTTGCCAAATAGTTGGCAACACCATTTACATGGAATGGATGGCCTATCAGATTGGTTGCACTCTGGTTCAAATCAAGTCTGAGTCTGAGCGTCGGGCCGATGCGGCAGAGAAGCGAGCCTTGGAAGCCGAGCTAAAGGTTCGTGTGCTGATGGAAACATTTGGGAGAGTTGCACCATGACCAATGAACCCAGTGACCACGACTCTTTATCGCATGCTCAATCTGAAATTTTTTCCAGTCTCACAAATATAAGTGAAGCGGTTCTAAAGATCGGTAAATCTAGGAGGATCAATTCACGAGCAATTTTGGGAGGCTCATTTGGATTTGCTGGGTATGAACTCTGTTCAACCACTTCACTTCTAAATGGCCTTGATGTCGTTGTGTACTTTGTGCGTGAGTCAGATTCAGGATTCATTATTGGATCAGCTAACACTAAGGACGAATGTATCAAACAAGCTAGGAGTTCATTGCAACTTCTGCCATCCCTTGATTTGAAAATTTGCATAGCGTGTTTTAAGGCCAATATCGAAAAGATAAAAGCTGACAAAGCTCCCGATGAAACGGAAGTTATGAGATTCCTGCGCAAGGAGTCCACAAAGCAGCGGATACCAAAGCGTAGACAGCAGATATTCGATTCTTGCAACGGGAAGTGCTACTACTGCGGATGTGAATTGTCTATTGCTGGTCGATGGCACATCGACCACAAGATGCCAAAGGCATTGCTTGGAGATAACAGTCCTCAGAACCTTGTTGCTGCATGCGCTCCATGTAATCACAAGAAGCGTGACACCACCGATCAAGAGTTCCTATCTCAGTTGAGGTCCGTCGCATGACCTCATTTTTTACCCTTCCACCATCGCGTGAAGTCGATTTGTCCCGACCTCAGTTTGCACCAGCAATCAAAGGCTGTCGGTTCGGTGGCGTACACAAATTCACCCAGATTTCAGAGGCTATTCATGCAGCAAATCGCTATTGATTTCATGCCTGGTGCCAGACGTTTCGACCCAGACACCAGCAAGCAGGCCGCGCACCAAGCCCGTGATGAAGAAAAAGGTGCGTTTAGGTCGAATGACCCTGACACATCAAAAGAGGCTGGTCAATCTATCAATGCCGCTGCATTAGAGAGGATTGTCCTAACCGTTGTGAAAAGGTTTCCTGATGGCTGCATAGCCGAACAAGTCTATCGGGAGTTGCCTCAGTTTGAAATGGTAAGCATATCTCCAAGATTTGCGCCATTACTCCGCAAGGGGTTCATTGTGGATACGGGAAACAGAAAGCCATCATCGTCTGGCCGTTCTCAACGTGTCGTGAGGGCCGTCTGATGGCACGCGCTCGAAACATCAAGCCGGGATTTTTCAAAAACGAAATTCTTGGGGTGGCTGACCCCTTGTACTCGCTGCTGTTTGAAGGGTTGTGGGTGCTGGCCGACCGGGCCGGGCGACTGGAAGACCGGCCACTACGCATAAAGGCCGAGATTTTCCCCTACCGCGAAGGCTTGAATGTTGACGCGATGTTGAGTTGGCTGCAAACCAACGGCTTCATTGAGCGCTACACCGCATCCGGTAAAAAGTGCATTTTGGTTTTGGAGTTCGTAAAACATCAGAACCCGCACAAGAACGAAACCGAATCCGAACTACCCGGACCACCAGAAAAAGATAGCGCTACCGATCCTATCGGCGCGCCTAACGAGGAAATCAGTACAAATACCGAAAAAATCGGTACAGCTTCCGAAAATATCGGAAGCACTCGCGCTGATTCCCTCTCTACTGATTCCCTTAAAGGTACTAACGTACCTGTCGCCAAAGCCGACCCGCAGATCCCGATTCAGGCGGTTATCGACTCGTACCACGAACTTCTGCCCGAATTGCCAAAGGTCAAGCTGCTCAACGACAAACGAAAGAAGTCGATCAAGAGCTTTTGCCATTGGGTGCTGCACTCCAAGCGCTCGGATGGCAAGCCACGGGCAGAAACCAGTGACGAGGCAATCGAGTGGATTCGGCGCTACTTCGACCGGGCCAAGGAAAACGACTTTTTGATGGGCCGAGAGCCAAGGACCAATGGGCACACCGGCTGGCAGTGCGACATCGACTTTCTGCTCAGTGAAAAGGGCCGGGTCCACGTCATCGAAAAAACGCGGGGTGCATCGTGATCGCGCTCGAAAACCAATCCATGAACACGGCCGTCCAGGCCGAGTACAACCTGCTGTCAATCGCATTCAACTGGCTACCGGCGATTGAGTACGTTTCGGACACGCTTTCACCGGCTGACTTTTCCGACAGATCCAATGGCGAAATCTACAAATTCATGCTCAACGCCTTGGCCAAGGGCGAAAAGGAAGTTGACATTGTTTCGGTGTTTGATGCGCTGCAAGGTGAGGAAACCCTGGCGCACATTCACGCGATTTCAATCGCCTGCGAAGGTGGTGGCAAGTCAATCCAGCAATTCGCAAAGCTGATTGTTTCCAAGGCCAGAGAACGCCAACTGTTCCGGGTTTCGCAGACCATTGCCACGCTGGCATTCAGTGCTGGCGACATCAACAGCCGAATTGACGAGGCACAGGCCGAGCTCGGGAAACTTGCACCGGCTGATGTGGCCGACGAATGGATTGACGCGCACGCTGGCGCAATTGCACACCTTGAGTTGATCGAAGCACGCGAGTGCGGGAAAAACCTTGGAATCCCAACAGGGTTTTACACCTTTGACGAAATGCTCGATGGTGGGATGCAGCGGGGAAACCTGATTGTCATCGGTGCCAGGCCATCCATGGGCAAGACGGCCATAGCGCTCACGCTGGGGCTCCACGTTGCAAAGCAGTACCACGTTGGATTTCTGTCCATGGAAATGACGCACGCGGATCTGCGCGATAGGCAAACCGCCATCCTTGGCCAACTGTCAATGTCGGACATCAAGCGCCCATCCAAGCGGCTGGCCTACGACCGGGTTGTGGATGCCGTTGAGAAGTCCAAAGCATTGAAGTTCTACGCCTCGGACAAGAGCGGTTTGAACATTTTGCAAGTGCGAAGCCGGGCGCGTGCATTGCAGCGCGCCAAGGGTCTGGATGTGCTGGTGGTTGACTACATCGGGCTGATGCCTGGACTCGAACCAAAGCAGCCGCGCGCGTACCAAATCGAAGAAATCAGCAAGGGCTTGAAAAGCCTGGCCAAAGAGCTCGGTATCGCGGTGGTATGCCTGGCTCAAGTCAACCGCGGCGGTGCTGACCGTGGCAACAACTGCCCTGGCCTGAGTGACTTGCGCGACTCGGGTGCGATAGAGCAAGACGCCGATGTGGTCGGGTTCGTTCACCGGCCAATCATGGTTGACCCGAACCTTGATAGCCAGTGGCAGGACTACGCGCTGTTTCGCGTTGCCAAGAACCGGCAGGGCCGCACGGGCGATGTGCACCTGTACTACATCGGCCAGCAGACAAGGTTTGGTTCGTGGTCCGGGGAAGTCCCAACAAACTCAGTTAAAAAATCGAAAGGAACTTTTGAATGATTGAGAAATACGCACTCGAATGGAGCAGGAAGCAGAACTGTTTTCATATCCAAAAGTTGTCTGATGCGCTGGCCGATGCGCAACGCCGTTTCATCGAAAACGCGAACAACGATTACCTGATTATGTTTGTCGGCCCCATCAATTCATGCCACGAAATGGCTGACGCACACCGGGGAAAACTGATCGCGCGCGCACCGCGTGAACTTGTAGCTGCGTGATTACCCGCGAAGAAATCATTGAGCACATCATGGCCATGAAAGACGGCACCGACAAAACCACCCCGCAGCCTGACTACGCGCGCGCGGCACTCATTTGGTACGACGAACTGCTGCCGTGGCTTGAGATCATGGCTGGCGTGCGTGAAGCGATGAAGGCAAAACTATGATTCTCGCAATCGACCCTGGCGCAAATACCGGCTTGGCGATTTTCGTAGGCGGCCAACTGGTACGCCTGGACACCATCGAACCGCATCATTTGGACCG